GAAGCACTCTTTGATGATGATGCAAAGTTAGAAAAGATCTACAACTCTTTATATGATTTAAATGAGTTTACAGATCCAAAGAACTTCAAGTCATACGAGAAGTTAAAGGAGCGTTTAGATTCTGTTCTTGGACTCAAGAAACCAGTCAGAGCACCAATTCCTGATTCAGAATTAGAAACTGAAGATGAAGGTCGTGGTTACTTTGCTGAACAAGCAGCAGCATCTGAACCAGTAAAAGAAGTTGCAGCAGTAGAAGAAGCAACATCTGATGAAGATGATGAGTCTCTAAGTTACTTCTCCCGATTAGTTAATTCTTAATTAATAGAAGGGAGTACAAAAGATCTCTACGTAGAAAGAGTGCCCTTCTTTTTGATTGTTTGTTTTTACCCACCGTAAGGTGGGTTTTTTTATACCCCAGATACTCTTGGATTGTATGTTCCTTTTAATTTCTTAGATATGTATTCCGATGTTCTACCATATGACATGATTTCTCTATGATCACTTATGAATGCAGATAGATATCCTGGTTTTAGAATCTTAATTCTTCTTTTCTCCTCATTCAATTTATTTTCATAATCATAATTTGTAACTTCTGCTACTACCAGACTTGAAGTAATTACTGTTGGTATTTGATTAGATCCACTAACTCTTGAATATTCAAAACTAAAATTTTTATCTACTTCTAAACCAGCTGGTATTACAACACGATTATATTCATCTAATATTTGTCTTGTTTCGTAGTGATGTATGTTAGTTATACCCTCTTCAGATCCATACTTATCTAACATGTATGCATATAAATCATTATGAGATAAAGGCCATTGATCTTTAATATTAATTATATTATTAACTGTTAATACAATCCAATCTAATTCAGAATCATCATACAGTTCCTGTGCAACCATATCTGGTCTCATATCATCTTTGATATAATAATAATTAAAAGCAGTTAGTGCTTGATCAACATCACTTCTTAATTTAGATCTTCTAAAAATATTTTTGACTTCAATTCTATCTTCAATTTTATTACTCTGAGGTAATAAAGATGGATAAGATATATTTGGTAGTTCTTCGAAATATCCCATTAGTAACCCACCGCATCCATTGGTACGGGAAGAAGATCAGGTCTTTGTTGATCATAGTTGAAGTAGTTATCATCATAATCTGTATCAAATATTGGTTCAAGTTCGTTAAATCTAAGTGTCAATGTAATCGCAACTGGTTGACCTTTTTCATACGCATTCCACATACCCTCTGGTGTGTAGTTAACTGCAGCACCAGTGCAAGCACATGTTTTAATTCTCATAACAGAATCATTACGATCTAATATCTCCCAAAAACTATTTTTGGTTCTTGCTGTCTTAAAACTAAGATCAAAAATGTTTGGTGTTCCTAAGAAATATGAACCACCACCACTTCGACTATTACTGGTGATGCCTTTTTTAGGTGCCATTCCTTGTTTAAAAAAGCGAAGTATGTTGTTAATTCTAATTGCTTCCTCTTTACTACGTGGACTCATCTTCCAAGAAAATTTAAACTCTCTTAATGTTGGTGAATTGAAAAGTAAAGCAAGGTTATTGTTTGGAACAACACCTGCACCCCTTGCTAAAATTGTCTCTGGAGATACCTCAAATTGAAGAGCATTTAATAATGTGGATCCAACTAATGTTCGACCTAAAAGTCTTATGTTTTCATTCATCTGAAATGATGATGCTGCACTTCCAATGTCGCTACCCATTTCCCCAGCTCCTGATTGTAGTCTTTTAAGGAACTCTTCAACATTTTCTCCTCCAGTCCTTTGATTCGCAGTTTTAAGAAAATCACCTATTCCTCTTATAGTTTCAGCAGATACTCCCATTGCTGCAGAGGTGGCTGCAGCAGTGAGTGCGTTAAGTTTATCCTCACCCCAAGAAACATTATTCGAATCTTCTAAAGTATTTGGCATTGGAAGTTTAACTAACCCAATTGCTTTTTCTTTTGGTGATCCTTGTGGCACACCAGTTACAAATGAATCTACTGCGTTTTTAAATCCTGGTCTTGTACCACTGGGAAAAATTAAATCTTTATTTGGTGGTCTATATGTGAATTGATTTATCATCATATAATCCTGAGTGTTACCGTAGTCAGCGTCAAGTGGATATGTTAAATTTCTGAGACTTAATCTTTGTAGTATATGATCTACTGCTCCAAATTTAAGTTCAGGAAGTCCGTAGTTATATTCGTCTCTATTTAATTGTGCCTGTTTTCTCCCCTCATCACTAATTCCAAATGATCCTGCTGGTGGTTGAGTTGGTATACCAGTTCCATAAGTAGGATCCTGCAAATTTCCTCCTGCTACTGCTTTTTGTAGTATTCCTTGAGCCTTTTCTAAATCGTTATTAGATAATTGCCATCTTTCAGCAGCTGCAAAAGCAGCTGCTTCTGTTTGTGCGTAATCTGCTGGAAGATTTCCTCCACCTTTACTCGTAATGCCTTCGTACACATCAACTTGTGTTTCTACTTCCGTGATTGTGGTGGTTGTTTGATTACCATCACTCTTGACTTCATAATCTCTTCCATTTTCACCAGTAAATCCTCCGACCACTGCGGTATTCCCACTATTATATTCTGCAAAATCTTTTGCAAACTGTCGACGTCCCTCTATGGTTTCTGGGTAATCTATTAAGGATGGTGGAAGATTAAGATCAAATTCTTTACCGATAATTTCTGGAGGAAATATGATGCTTTGATTGTGATTTGACATTTAATTACTATCCCAAGCCTTTTGTGGTGATGTCTTCTGACCATATTTATCATAAAACTTTTCAGATACTAATTCTGCGATACTTTCATACTCTTCAGGGTCAGGTGGAATGATATAAGTATCACCCATATTAGCAATAAAATAACGATGTAGAGTCTTTTTTGGTAGAATTGAACCTACTTTATTTACTAAATCTTTTGCGATTCCACCACGGTAACTTGGGTTTAGATAATGTAAATTACCACCAAGCATCTTATTACCCTGAAATTCCATCACGTATACGAGTGGTCTACGATCATAAAATGGATATTTTTCAGGGAATGAGGCAGTGTATGAAAAGAAACAAAGTTCTCCTATTTCAGGAAAACGATTTTCTGCTGCTTGTGATAACTCTGTGTATAGTTCATTAGCATACCAATCTGAAGTTAGATCGATAGAACCTTGTGCTTTTTCCCTTATTTTTTCTCCGATAGTCATTTGATACCTAAATTATCTTCAGTCATAATTTTAAATTCAAAGTTACGATCAGCACAAAACTCTCGTGCTGCTTTCCACTTTGCCTGATTAACTGCATAGGTTTTAACAGAATGAGCCCATGCTTTTGTTCTTTTCTTTGGATTCACATTTGGCATCTTTGTTTCTTTCTTTGGTTTGACTTCTACAACCATGGTTCTTTTATTTCCCTTCTTATCGATATATTTCAAAAAGAAATCTGGAAAGTAACGATGGACACGATTATCTATTGGAGAACGATAAGGAATCCAAAATTCCTCTGACTGCCATTCACTTACTGTCTCATTTAAATCGCAGTAGTTCATGAATTTTCTTTCCCACAAAGACCTATAAATAATATTTTGAGGATCCCCTTTATACTTTTTCGGGTATCTTGGGTAATATTTTCCTTTATATGACATACATATATTATCAGAATCAATTTAAAAACTATTTAGATGGCAATAAGATCAGAAGATTTACACTTAAGTATACCTAATGCGAGTCCAATATTTTCAAAACTTGCGATATCAACTCAATTTAAGGTATCATTGGATCTTGTTCGTAGATCTCTATCAGGAGATGATTTAGGATTATTTGAATACTTATCAAACTGTGGGGTGTTTACTGAGACAACATCTACAAGTCAAAAGTATGATTTCTTATGTTCTAACGCATCATTGCCAGGTTCTAATTTTAATATTTCAGAAGAGTTGGGAAGTCGTCAGGGAATGACAGAGAGATTTGCATCAAGAAGAATATATAATGAATTTGATTTAACTTTTTATATTGATAATGATTATAATGTATTACGTATGTTTGAAGAATATATGAATTACATTAATCCAGTTTATAATGAATCAAATGGTAGGTATGATGGAGCAGAGGGAAGTCAGTTAAATACATATCAAGAAAGAAATACATATTCAAGATTTAGATATCCAGATGATTATCGAAGAAAAATATCAATCACTAAATTTGAAAGAGATTTTTTAGAAAATCCAAATGATAGAAATAATACATTTAAAAATATGCCATTGTTAACGTATCATTTTATTGATGCATTTCCAATTAACATTGCTGATGTTGCAATGTCTTATCAAGACAGCACATTTTTACAGGTCACAGTTACTTTTACCTACCTAAGACATACAGTTGAGAAGCATGGAAATGCACAACAATCTGTTAGGGAAAAACTTTTAAATGGTAATCAATTAACTCAGGTAAATCCACTTCGACCAAGATCTCTTGGAAAAGAAATATCTGCTTCTACTAGTAGTCCTATTCCAGACGTTCCAGTGGGATATGTAAGTGGTCAACCATATTACGGGCCTTTCCACATTCATCCTACCACAGGTATGAAGATGGTTGGAGAAAGACACTCTCCATATCCCCATGCTATCATATACGACACTCTTGAGGAGAGTATGCCTGGTTCGACTAAAACTACCGTGACTGTCATAGATCAACAACAGGAGCAACAACAAGAACAAGAGCAACAACAAGAACAAGAGCAACAACAAGAACAAGAGCAACAACAAGAACAAGAGCAACAACAAGAACAAGATACCACTGCACCAAATGCACCATCTGATCTATTTGTTACAACTGGTTCAACTGATAATACGCCAACAATTACAGGTAATGCAGAGAGAAATAGTACAGTCAAAATATTTGTTGGATCTACATTACTTGGTACTACAACATTAAATGAAACCACATTCTTCTCTGTTACAGTTTCTAGTGCATTATCAAATGGTACATATACATTTACAGTAACAGCAACTGACGCTGCAGGTAATGTTTCTAATTCTTCTGCTATTTCACATACAATTAACACCAGTTCTGGCGGTGGCGGTGGCAGTTCATATAATCAATAACCTTCCTAAAACCCTGCTATATACAATACTGAATATAATATTATGCCTTTACCAAAAATATCTACCCCGACGCATGAGTTGGTTTTGCCATCAACGGGAAAAAAAATTAAATATAGACCATTCCTTGTCAGAGAGGAGAAAATTTTAATTCTTGCCTTAGAGAGTCAAGATCCAAAACAGATTTCAACTGCGATTAAATCCACTTTGAAATCTTGTATACTAACGAGAGGAATTAAAGTTGAAGAACTTCCCACATTTGATATTGAATATATCTTTTTGAATATACGTGGTAAATCTATTGGTGAATCAGTGGATGTCATTATAACTTGTCCTGATGATGGAGAGACAACAGTTGAAACTCAAATTTATATTGATGAAATACAAATTCAGAAAGATGAAAAACATAATCGTGATATTCAATTAGATCAAAATCTAACTTTAAGAATGAAGTACCCATCTTTGAATCAGTTTGTTCAAAATAACTTTGATATCTCTGATGAAAATGCTCAATCATTTGATACTTCTTTAGATATTATTTGTTCCTGTATTGATATTGTTTATAATCAGGAAGAGTCTTGGGCAGCATCTGATTGTACAAAGAAAGAACTGACTGATTGGATAGAAACTTTAAATTCAAACCAATTCAAACAAGTAGAAACTTTCTTTGAGACCATGCCTAAGTTATCTCATACAATAAAGGTTACAAATCCAAAGACAAAAGTTGAGAGTGATGTTACGTTGGAGGGTATAACGAGTTTTTTCGGATAGTTATGGCTCATATTGATCTTGAGTCATACTTCAAACTTAACTTTTCTCTGATACAACACCATAAATACTCTTTGACCGAAATTGAAAACATGATGCCTTGGGAGAGAGACATCTATGTTGGACTATTAAATCAGTATATTGAAGAAGAAAATGCAAAAATGCAACAACAATGATTAGACCAGCAATTTCACCTAGAAGAATTACAACATCTGCAAGTGTAGGTTTAGTTTCTGCTGCAAGGAGTGGAGTTCGTAATGTTCAAAGTTCAGTAAATACAATATCTAATGCACCAGGTGTAACAAGGGAGCAAAAATTCGGCATGAATTATGTTGGGTTTTTTGGTTCAAAAAAGAACTCTAAAACTTTGAGTAAGAGTTTAAAAACAATTAGAGATGCGATGGTTTCTACATTTGGAATTGCGTCGGCTTTAAAACTAGCAGTGAAAACAGGCACAGGTATATTTGGATTTATAGGAAAGACAATTGGTTTTGCATCAACATTACTTTCTTTTTTACCTTTTGGTGGATTAATAAAACAAATTATAGGTGTGATTGCAATTGGTGGTTTAGGTAAATTATTACTAACATTTAAAGATCAAGTTTTTAAATTTTTTGAAAACAATGAGGTAGCAAATAAAATATTTAAAATAATTAAAACAAATGCAGCAGAATTTACAAACACTATTAAACGAATTGTTGCTGAATTTCTTGTTTCTAGAACAATGTCTGCAGAGTTCCAGTCTCTTCAAAAATCAAGTGAATCAAGATTAAATGAGAGAATTAAAAAGACCGAAGCGTCAGGAGTTGGAATACAGGATGCGACAATACAAGAAACTAATGCTGAAATTGATTTACTAAAAGAAGAGAGAAAAGCATTTAGAAAAAATGAAAATCCTGGATTATTTGCATCGGAAGAAGAAAGAAATTATTATAACAATCAAATTAAAGCATTTAATGATAGAATAACTGAATTACAAACTGGAAGAGTTCCTGCCGAAAAAGATTTTCAATCTTTAGGGATCTTATCTGGAAAACCGTTAGGTAGAGGGCCTATAACCTTACCTGGTTCCAGATTTTTTGATTTTTTTGGAAAATTTGCAGGAAATGTTACTGCTCAAAAGGGAATATATTCAACTAAAAATGTTGGTGATTTATCAGCAGCAGAAAGATTAGATTTAGTTAAAAGTACATTAGGAGAATTTGCAGAAAGAGAAGATATATCAAAAGCAAAATTAATCTATCAGAGAGAACTTGATAAAAGGAATTTATTGAACTTTAATCAAAGAGGACAAGCAGAAGATATAATACGATATCTTGATGCGGTGGAGGATCCCTTTGCAAAAAATGAGAATATAGATAAACAATTTCTAAAAGAATTAGAAAATATATCTCCAATTATGCCTAAAAAGAAAGAAGATACAAAGTTATTTGGCATGAATGTTGATAGAGGAGGTGCTACAGGTGTTATTAATAGAGTTACTCAGGGTGCAAATAATGTTAAAGTATTATCGATGGGAGGAAATAAACCTTCATCAAATATTATAAGTAGTGATATTGGAAGTGGTAATGCCTCTCCTTCTATGCAAATATTTTCTAACGTAGATCATGATAATTTTGTGGCATTAATTAATAAGTCAAGTCTTAACGTTGTATAGGTATGAAAAAAATAAAATCAATTAAAACTAAATCACCAATATCATCATTAAAATTTCAAAGAAAATCTGATTTTAAAAAGTTTTTAAACTTTATTAAAGTTCAAACAAAACAATTAAAAGGAATTTCTGAACCAAAAGAGAATAAAATAAAAAATATTTTAGGTGGAAAAGCAACTAGTTTAGGTATCTTGGGTGCTGGTGCATTACTTCTTTTTGGAGGGAAGGATAAGGATGATGAATTTGAAACAGGAAAAGGATCGGGTCAAGTTCCTGGTCTTTATGCTGCAATAGGAAGAAGAAATGAACCGATTACAAGAAAACCCGTATTAGCATCTCCTAATCAGAGGGTAAGGCCGCAACCATCTCAGATCTTTAGAGGTGGAACAAGAAAACGTTCCCTCTCAGAAAGAAAATCTATAGAAAAAAAGTTAGTAACCACACGTAGTGCTGCGGAAGAAAAAGCTATAAAAGAAAGAGAGGCGAGAAAAATAACTAAAAAATTTACTAAAGTTGTATCAAGAGAAAAAGGAGCAGCCCCTCCAAACGTTTATGGAGGTAAATTAAGATTAACAGGAACAGGCATTACAATTGAAGAGGGGGTTGAAAAACAATTAACCTTAAAAGATAGACCCAAATCAAGATACTCAACTTATGGATCAAGAAAAAGATTCTCAAAACCTAAAACAGGATTCCCTAAAAGTAATGTAAAATTTTATGGTAATATGGGTTTCCAAAAATTTTTTGGTGCAACTCGCATAGGAAAAGTCAGACCAAAACCTGGTTTTATGATAGACCCGTTATCAGGTGATGTTGTACCAATGGATCCAATAGAACAAATCATTCGAGAAGCAGAAACTGATCCAAATGTTCGTAAACAATTTATTAAAGATGCTGGATTAGATGATCTTAATAAAAAATTAAGACAAAATTTACCTAGTCAAAAATTCAGTAAAATGAGACGTGGCACTCGAACTTTTGCAAGACCAGATCCTTCTGGAAGAAAAACTGGCACTCTTACAAAGAATTTTTTCCCAGAAAAAAGTGCATTTTCTAAATTTACAAGAAGATTGTTGAGAGGAAATCCAAAAATAACGAAGGATAGTTTCCTTGGAATGTCTTATAAAGGCCCTAAACTTTCTATGTTTGCTAAAGCAGTTAATAATCCAGTTGTTAAAGTTGTGCTTCTTGGTTTTGATATTTTAAATACGATTCGAGCTGGAGGGAAAGTACTTAATCCAAGAGATAATCTTGCTGTTGCTTTATATGATTTATATGTATCAATTAATAACTCAATATTTAAAGATAATCCTGAAAAATTAAAACTTTATCAAAGTTTATCTTCAGATGAAAAACTGAGGATAAAACAAGTTCGAAGAAATATGGAAATAATTAAATTAAAAGAAGCAGCAACAGCAGTAGGAGGGGAAAGTGGTGGAAACAATATCATAGTTGTACCTCAGAATCAACAAAGCAATAATGTAAGTGGTGGTGGTAATGAAATGCCACGTCAGACAGGTAGGGACGACATAAGTTTTTTTCCTTCTGAACCATTAAATATAGGTGACGATATACTTTTATCTAAACTGAATCAATAATGGCCTTAGCAACTCAAGCACTTAGATATAATTATATTTTCATTCAGTCTAGTTCTGAAGGAAAACCAATAGATTTATCCAGACATATTGAATATATTGAATATTTTGAAAATATAATGAGTCCAACCATTACCATGAATATAAAAATATCATCAACTTATAATTTTGTGAGTTCCTTACCGATTCGTGGTGGTGAAATGGTATCGATGGAGATCGAAACTGCAGCTGGAACTTTTAAATTTGGTTCATTTTCAGGTAGTTCTATCGAAAAAGGGTCTGGTGAGTTGTATGTTTATAAGGTGGAAAATGTAAATCAAACATCAAACTCATTTCATTTTATGTTAAAGTTAGTTCCTGCAGAATACTTCTCTAATGAAACTTCAAGGTGTATGAAAAGATACAAATCAGCAACCATTGATACTCATGTTGGTGACATATTAGAAAATACAATGAAAGTACCACTTGATCGAATTGGTATCATTGAATCGACAAAAAATTCATATTCGTTTATTGGTAATACAAAAAAACCTTTTCATACCATTCAATGGTTATGTCCAAAATCGATTGTAAGTTCAAAACAAGGTGTTTCAGGTGAAGGAACGGAGGCAGAGGCAGTCGGAACTGCTGGATTTCTATTTTATGAAAATCAAAATGGATTTAATTTTAGAAGTATAGAAGGTTTAGTATCTGAAACCAGAGAATATTCGGGAAACTCAGATCCAAAACAGCAAGGTAGCGATATACATGGCCCATATGTTTATCAGGGAAAGGGTGCGATTAGTAATCCTTATAATATTGAAGAAAATTTTAAGATAAATTTCTATCGTGTAAATCGAGAAACTGATATCCGTAAAGCATTATCGGTTGGTCAATTTGCAAATAAAACTATTTTCTTTGATGCATTATCTCATAAAGCATCCATATACGATTATAAATTACCAAGCAAAGCTGAAAACAAATTGGGTAATGATGATAGTGATGAACTTCCTGTCCCTAATGATTTAAGAGATTTAACAAGCAGACTTTTTGTTCGAGTATCAGATCATGGTACACTTGGAATTGGAACTGATGGATTCGAGACTTCAGGAATAGACGAAGCATATCAAGCAAAATCAGCATCAAGATATAATGCATTGTTTTCTCAGTCAGTAGATATTCAAGTTCCATGTAATACAAATTTAAAAGTGGGTGATATAATAAATTGTATATTTCCAGAGTTAAGAGATGGTAAATCCGTTCAGTTAGATAACCAATCAAGTGGAAACTATCTCATTGCAAGATTAAATCATCACTTACAAGGAAATGCAAGTTTCACATCACTTAATTTAATAAGGGATTCTTATGGTTATTCACAGATAAAACCATCATCTAATGCGTCGCCAACTCAAACAAAGACTTATGAAAATAACAGAAATAAACAGAGAAGATACAGATTTTCATAATTTGATGTATAATAGAGGGATAAATATAAATGTACATACTGTACATGGAGGTAAAAAATGAAAAGCATAGAAGAGCACATTGAACACGACAAGGAAGTTCTTGCCGATCCAACTACTTCTGAACCAATGAAGAGACATATGCTTGAAGAGTTACATGAACTCGAAGTATATGCAGATCATCATCACGATGAGATAGAAGCAGGTGATCATCACGATCCTAATGTGTTGGAATTATTCTGTGAGATGCATCCTGATGAACCAGAGTGTTTAGTATATGACGACTAATGATTGATCAGTTTTCTGCTTTAGGTAAAACAAATTTTTTAGGAAAGGACGGATTCAATTGGTGGATTGGTCAGATTGCTCCTCCAAAATCTTGGAGGAACATAAATGCCTACTCCGCAAGGGATGGATTCAAACATAATCGAGTTAAGGTTCGTATTATTGGATACCATCCTTTTGATCCAAAAGGAATCGAACTTCCTGATGAGGATTTACCGTGGGCAGATGTAATGATACCGACTCATTCTGGATCTGGTCAAGCAGGTCTTGGTGAGAATATGATTCTTGCTGGTGGTGAAACTTGTATGGGTTTCTTTTTAGATGGAGAGGATGCACAGCAACCAGTAATTATGGGATTGTTCCCAAAGTTTAATAATGTTAAGGATGAAATACTGAACACAGAAATTGATAGTGTAAGTAGTAGTGGATTTACTTCATTTCAGGCACACTTGAGATCATCTGCTCGTGGGCCTGATGGTGGATCAGTTACACAGAATGGTGAAGAAATAAAAGTAGTTCCTGGTAAAGGAGGACAACTTGGATCTTCTGCGAGTCAAGATAGAGCAGAGGGGAACAATACTAAAAAAAATGTACCTTGGACACCATGTAACGATTCTGTCATAGGAAAAACTACACAGGCAATTACAGATTTTATTCAAATACTTCAAGGTGTAGAAAACATTGGTAATAGTTGGATTGACCCATTGACAAATTCAGTTATCAATATGCAAGCAGAGTTAGCACATGTTACTGGCCAGGTATCTGGAATTATGAAAGGAACCATAAATTCAGTTAAAAAAAATCTTCTCAAGGGTTTAAATAAAAAATTTAAAAAACTTTTAGGCCCATTAAGAGCAAGTGCAAAAGGAGTTGATTCATTCTTTGAGGCTAAAAAATTAAAGAAAGGATTTGATGGTGCGATGGGGTTAATATATTGTATATTTGAAAATGTTTTCCCAAAGATTGGTGACTTTATTAGTAATATGTTTCAAAATCTTCTTGGAAAAGTTGTAAACGGTGCGTTATGTGCAATCGAACAATTTACTGCAGGAATATTTGCAAAAGTATTTGATTTTTTAGAAGGTGCTTTAGGAACAGTTATGAGTGGACTCAACTGGTTGGTTGGTGGATTAAGTTCAGTCACTAATGTTTTAAGAAGTGTGAGTGGATTGGCAAAAAAAATATTTGATTTTATTGGGTGTAACAAAGAGAAGTGTGCACAACCAACAGAATGGGCATCAAATATTGGATCATCATTAAAAGCACCAGATGATTATGGTAAGTTGATGGGTAGTGTTGGTAAACTGGGAGGAATAAAAAATTCACTTGCTGGCATCGGAACTCGAATAGATTCTGGAATAAGTGGATTTTTTGGTAATGATTCACCAGTTTCAGCAGGATCAAGCATGGGTTCAATTGAAAGAGCAATTGATCAGATATCTTTATTCGGTGCTGGAAATGATCAATTTGATGTATGTAATCGTAAAAATGATAATCCCACTTCTCAGGAGGATATTGTTCCAACTAAACCAGGATACATCTATCCTGTCTGTATCCCACCTGAAGTTCAGGTGATAGGGTCTGGAACAGGTGCGGAACTTCTTGCCATCATCGGTAATGATCGTAGAATATTTTCTGTCGAAGTTATAAATGGTGGTAGTGGATATAATGAAGTCGATACAAATATAACTATCATTGATAATACTGGAAATGGATCTGGTGCAGATGTTAGAGCAATTGTAAAAGATGGTGTCATAGTTCAAACTGTGCTTATGTCAACTGGATTTGGTTATTGTTTGAATGAGAATCCATCAGTGGGTATAGGAACTAATATAGTTGGAATTGTAAGTGATGTTTATATTACAAAACCAGGTATAAATTATGATCCAGAAGATACAATAACTTTTGAGGGTATTGATGATGGTACAAATGTTCCAATTGTAACAACACCAAGTGGATCAATAGCACAGATTAACTTCCCACCTAATATCAATACTGAATTTTCAACTGCTCCAACTATTGTTGTTAACACGAAGACTGGTGTTGGTGCAAACATAATTCCAATAATGTCAACTAAAGGATTGTTTGCTACTGATACTGGTGCTGATGAAAGAAGGGCAAGACCTCTTATTGGAATTGAAAAAGTTATTGATTGTATTGGTGACAATAAGGAAGTTGTTGGATATGTAAATGGTGTTGCTTACTCTGGGCCTTATCATGTCATGTCAAATGGATTAAAGATGACAGGAGCAACACATAGTGGGTCAGATTCAATAATTTATGCTACAATAGAAGAAAGTTTAGGGCAATCCAGACCTGTTTCTCAAACATATAATGTTGGAATAACTACCGCAGTAGTGGAAACAACTACAGAAACAGTGGTTGATACACCAACAACGATTGTAACAGAACAAACGACTCCAACCACAACAATGGATACAAGCACAACAGACACAACATCAAGTACAGACACATCAACTGGAAACGATACAGGTTCATCTGGTAGTGGAGGGTATGGATACTAATGACTGAAGAAGATATAAAAAAAGTAGTAGACGAATTTGAAAAATATTATCGTAGAAAGTATCCGACTTTTGAAATTACTGGTGGAGGCCCAACTGCCAAGCACCAACCTGCTGAATTTGCTTTAACTACAGAGGAAGAACAAATACTACATTTTTACAAGGGAGGTGTAGGAAAATTAGCATCAAACAAATCTTTTGAAATATATTCTGGCCATGATGCAGATGTTAACAACGGAGAAGTTACTGGTGAGGGTGCAATTGCAATTAAATTAGAATGTAAAAATGGAAGAATCCACATTGAAGCAAAATCAAGTGACATAGAAATAAATGGTAGAAATATATCTCTTGTTGCAAAAGAAAATATATATTTGAATGCAGGAAAAAATATTAAAACTGATTCGGGTGCTGATACAGAAATGATTGCAGGTGCTGATTTTACTGCTGATGCAACAAAGGAAATATTCATAAATGGTGGTGGTGCTGTTGGTATCCACTGTGAATCAGAACACATACATACGAGCTCTGGACTTGATGAAGATTCAGCACCAGATTTTTATCAGGAAGTAACTCCTTTCCATGATGCTAAAATCGAATCTTATAACGCTAACGATTCATAATGACAATAAAAAATCTCTCTATCGAAACAATTGGTCTTCATGTTGGGGCAAAAGATTACTCTAAAACCACATCCCAACAAATTCCCTATAAAAAAACTGGTGTTTTAACTTGTTCTGGTATATCAATATTTGGAGACTGCTCTAAAAGTAGTGGAAAGGCAGCAGTCACGATAGGTACAGTAGATTCTATATCTAAACTTCCTTTCTCTGACTCTCTTTATGTCTTAGGAACCAGTCAATTCTTTGCCGACATGACAATTTCAGCAAATCTTAGAGTTACTGGTACAACACGCTCTACATTTAGAGGAAGTATAAATGTTCAGGGTTGGAAAGGATTTGACATCAAGCACCCAACTAAAAAAAATCATCGACTTAGATATGTTTGTTTGGAAGGCCCAGAGGGTGGTGTATATTATCGAGGTATTTTAAAAGACAGTGAATTCATTGAACTTCCTGATTACTGGAAAGATTTAGTTGATACTAAAACAATTACAGTACATCTAACTCCGATTGGAACTTATCAATACTTATACTATACAGTTGCAAAGAATAGAATTATAGTTAAGAACCACAGTAATCTTCCAACTCACTGTAGTTACATAGTT